GGGGTTACAATGTTTGAAAGTTTTATTAGTGATAAGTCTAGAGGCATAGAACCAATGAGAGGATTTGAGGATGCACCTGATGGTAGTTGGTTTGTATCTATGCTAGTAGAAAATGATGAAGTATGGGATAAGGTTAAGCAGGGAATGGTTAATGGGTTTTCTATTGAAGGCATATTTAACTATGCGCCTAAAGTAACTGAAGAAGAAGTTAAAATGCAAAGAATCAAAGACATATTATGTCAGGTTGATTTTTAAGTGATAAATATTAATAATTATAAACATTTAAATAAAAAGAAAAATGAACACAAAAGAAGCATTGATGCAAATAAGAGCCTTATTTGAAAATATGCCACAAGTTGTTGAGCCTGTTGCTCCTGTTGCTCCTGAAGTAACTAAGGTAGAAATGGCTGAATATTCTTTAGTAGATGGAACGAAAGTTATGATATCTGAACTAAAGATTGGTGGTATGGTTACAATGGAAGATGGTACTCCTGCACCATTAGGCGAACATCAATTAATGGATGGCACATCTATTCAAGTAGATGAGTTAGGTTCTATTATTGAAATTGCATCACCTAAAGAAGATGTAATTGAGGAAGAACCGGTAGCTCCTGCTGCACCTGTTCCACCTGCACAAGATACAAATGCAATGATTCAAGAGTTGAAGAATGATTACGAGAAGAAAAAAATGGAATTAGATGCGAAGATTGCTGAATTAGAGAGCAAAGTAAAAAGTGGATTTGCACAAGTAGCTGAATTAGTAGAAGCACTTTCAAACACACCAACTGCTGAGCCTACTCAAAAAGCAGCAAACGCATTTCAATCTTATGTAACTACTAATGATAGCAAGTACGAAAGATTGGAGAAATATAGAAACGCAATTTTAAACAAATAAATTTATAAACAATGTCATTTTCAGTAGGTTCATTAACAAATTATACTAAGGAGAACGAAGCATTATTGGTTACTTCTTCAGTATTAGGCGCAAAAACTGCAGCTTTAATTAAAAGTGCAGGTAACGTAATGGTTGGTGTAAAGTCTGCAGAGACTATCAACATTATGGATACAGATGCATTTTTCCAAGCAGGTGGTACTTGTGGTTGGAACGCATCAGGTACAACTTCTTTTACACAAAGAACTGTAACAGTAGGTAAGATTAAAGTACAAGAGGCTTTATGTCCTAAGACATTAGAAGCTAAGTATTTACAAAAGGCTTTACCAACAGGTTCTACTTATGATTCAATTCCTTTTGAGCAAGAATTCACAGACAAGAAAGCAAAAACTATTGCTTCTCAATTAGAGACTGCTATTTGGCAGGGTGATACTGCATCTGCAAACGGTAACTTAAACAAGTTTGATGGTTTAATCAAATTGATTGGTGCTGCTTCAGGTGTTGTTGATGCTAACGTATCAGGATTCGTTTCAGGTGCGCCTTTAACATCTATTACTCCTACAAACGTAGTATCTTTAATAGATGGTGTTTACAGAGCAATCCCTGCTAAAGTTGTAGCTGCAGAAGATATGGTTATCGTTTGTGGTATGGATACTTTTAGAACTTACACTATTGCATTAAAGAACGCTAATATGTTCAACTATGCATTTGATGGTAAGGCTGATTCTGAATTCGTATTGCCGGGGACTTCAATTAAAGTAGTAGCTTTACAAGGTCTTAACGGAACAAATGATATTTACGCAATGCGTTTAAGCAACTTGTTCTTAGGTACAGATTTATTGAACGAAGAAGAAAAGTTTGAAATCTTCTTTGCTAAAGAAGCTGATGAAGTAAGATTCGCTGCTGAATTCAAAATGGGTGTTAACATTGCATTCCCTGATGAGATTGTAAAGGTAACTATCTAAATAATTAGGGGAGTTGAAATATACTCCCCATTTTTTAAACAATAAAATAATACAATATGCCGTGCGCATTAACACAAGGATATACCTTAGATTGCCGTGATTCACTAGGTGGTATTACGGAAGTTTATTTTATTGCAAGTTCAGATGTAACATCTACAACCGAAGCTAGTGGTGTAATTACTGCTTTAACAAAGGCTGTTGGTAAAAGATTCTACAAATACGAATTAACAAAAGGAACATCTATGTTCACAGAGAATGTAGCATCGAATGTTCAAAATGGTACTTTGTTTTTCACACCTGAATTAACAATAATTTTAAATAAGCTACAAGCGAATACAAGAAACGAAATCTTGTTATTAGCACAGAACAGACTTGTAGCAGTTGCAAAAGATAATAATGGCAAGTTTTTCTACTTAGGTAAAACAAGAGCATTAGACTTAACTGCAGGAAATGCAACATCAGGAACTGCTGAAGGAGATAGAAGTGGTTACACTTTGACTTTTACAGGCGCAGAGCCTGCATTAGCACCTGAAGTAAATAGCGCAGTTGCTTCTGCACTTACAACTGCAGGATAAAAGTTTGTAGTTTTTCATAGTTTAGTTCCCCTGCTTAGTTTTCTAGGTGGGGGTTTTTTATGTGTCAAAAAGTAAAGTTATTGACTTACTTTATTACAACATAAGTCAAGTTATAGCTTTACTGATTCATTTTGTAAATATTCATATAAATGCTATTTATAATTGATGATACATTTAACTAAAGGCGAAACAAATATTATTGTTATGACATTAACTGAAAAGCAGTTACTGACTAATCCTAACTATCTTTTTGTGTTTACAAATAGGAGCAGCAATAATGTGGTATCATTTGTAGTTTTGAACGCATCTGATACAAGTCTATACAAAGACAGATACAATGAATTTAGCATCGTTACAAATACTAAGTTTAAAAACGCATTAGAAGGTCAGTACACTTACGAAATATACGAACAGGCTAGTACTACCAATTTAAATATAACAGGCTTAAATAAGCTAGAAACAGGTATTATGTGGCTTTCAGGTTCTACATTAGAATATAATACATATACAACAACAGACACTTATACAATTAGACAATGATAGATTTAAGAGTATTAACATTCGCAGAGGCTAGACAACCTGAATTCAAAGAGAAGAAGGGTATTGATGGCGGTTACATTAAATATGGAGAAAACAATGACTACCCTGAATACATAGTAGATTTATACAATAAGTCATCAAAGCATAGTGCCATTATTAAAAGTAAGGTACATTATATTACGGGCAATGGTTGGTCAGGAGATTTAGATGCACAAGCATTTATTGAGAAAGCAAACAGAGTTGAATCATTAAACGATTTAACTAGAAAAGTATCTTTAGATATTGAAATCTTTGGTGGTGCATTTTTAGAAATCATTTGGGATTTATCAGGCAACCTTGCAGAGATTTGGCATTGTGATTATACAAAGATGCGCACGAATAAAGATAATACGCAGTATTGGTACAAAGAGGATTGGAAAGATAATAAGGTAAAGCCTGAAGTAATTGCTGCATTTAATCCTAAGCAACCTGTTGGGAAACAAATTCTGTACATAAAAGAGTACAGACCTAACATTGGTATTTATGGATTGCCTTCATACTTTGCTGCTTTAAATTATATTGAATCAGATATTGAGGTATCTAAACATATCTTAGGAAATGCACAGACAGGGTTTTCCGCTAGTAAACTTATTACTTTACCAAATGGCGAACCTAATGATGAGGAAAAGCGTAATGTAGACAATAGAATTAGAAAAACATATAGTGGTGCAGATGGCAAAAAGTATATGATTGCCTTTGTTAATGACATATCTAGAAAGCCTGTTATTGATGACTTAGGTACAAGTGATTTAACAAAAGAAGATTTTGGTAAGATAGATGAATTAATACAGACTAACATATTTAGTGGGCATCAAGTAACTACACCTTCTATTATGGGTATTGCAGAGGCAGGTAAATTAGGAACAAGAACGGAGATGCGTGATGGCTATGAAATATTTAAGAACACTTATGTAAATGCTAAACAAATGCATTTAGAAAGTGTATTTAATATGTTAGCTAAATATAAGCAAGTAACAAGTGAGATTAAGATTATCCCAACAGAACCAATCGGTATAGAATTTAGTGAGCAGACAATCGTATCTGTTGCACCTAAAGAATGGATACTAGAAAAGATTGGTATTGATATGACTAAATATGCACCTATTGCTGATGCTACTACACCTGCACAGGAATTGTCAGTCAATGAGCATATCAAAGGTTTAAAGGGTAGAGAATGGCAAAATATGCAACGTA